ACGCCTCCCCAGCCCGCCCGAACGATGGGATTCCGGTGTCCTCCCACGCGCGGGGCAAGATCTCGCTGGCAGGCATCGCCTCGAGCATGCCGTTGGGGCCGATGGCCCGTGCCGGAAGGCCCATCTGGTTGCGAACGTTGCGGCGCTGGAACTCGGGATCGTAGGGTGCGTCAGGCCACCCCATGGCGGCATCGCGCTCGATCTGCGCCAGGCTGCGGAGGCGGTTTTCGCCGGCCATGTCAGATCACCCATACCTCATGTTCGGCTGGAACTGGATGCTATCCGGTTCCTGGTCGTACATCTCGACGATGGCCTTGTACTTCTCGGCCCCGGCGATCACCATCCTGGCGTCAGCCTGCGGCACGGCATAATTGGGCAGGAGATCCTCGGCCAGGTTCCAGATCAGCGGCAGAATCCACTCCTGCGGCAGATCGGGGTTGTTGCTCGTGTCGTCGAAGTCCTCGATCGGAAAGATGCACGTCAAGCGCATCCGGTCGGAAGAGTCTTCGGGTTCCGGCCACAGATGGATGAACCCGTCAGGGATCTCGGGCTGGTAGAAGACCTGGTTCGTTTTCCCGGTTTCGGTCTTGTTGGGGATGCGCTCGTACGTCTCCTTCGGGACCATGATCATCGGCGTGTCCTGGTTCGACGTGTTCGTGCGCTGGGCGTCGAGAACCTGGAGGGGGCGCGCGATCTTGGTGGTGTAGGAGAACACGGCATTGCCCGATGCCGCCGCCCCCGAGAGCGTGCCGGTGAGCGTGACGGCGCCGGGGATGGCGCTGATGGTGTCCCAGTCGATAGTGCCGTCGTCGAGCACGACGCCGATGTAATCCGCCGTGGCCATGCCCGTGGAACTCGTCACCGAGATCGACGAGGCGCCCGAGGCGGCGTCGGCGGACAGGGTGGTGAAGACGGCGTCGGCGAACTCGGCCGCGTGGTCGCTCGAGTTCGGCCCGAGGGTGTAGCGGCCCTGGCTCTTCGACGTGAACAGGTACGCCACGCGCCGCGTCCATATCTTGATGCCCTCGGCCTGCCACACCTTCACCAGCGCGTTGAGGGTGAGGACGGCGCTGACGCTGTCCTCGGCGGACGGCGTTTCGCCCTGTGCAATCGCGCCGATCTTCTCGAGCGCCTGGTTGACGATCTGTGTGCGCGTGACGGCAAAGTCGACAGAGCCAGAGGTTGCCATCAGTGAACCCTCGCTAGTTCAGTCGGCGTGCAGGATGTGAGGTCGATGATGAACCCGCCGGGCGGGTCCCACGAGCGGATCATGCAGGAGGACGGGAAATCGTCCCAGTCGTAGCAGATGGCCGTGACGGTGCCCACGACGCCGGGGCCGTCGACCCGCAGCAGCGACCCGACCTCGAGATCGACCCAGTCCGAGGAAGCCATCATGCTACCGTGACCGCGAAGCCGTCGCCGACAATGGACCCACCTTACGCCTTTGGGCGATAATGAATCGTGATATCGTACGAGTCGCCGTCCGCGAAGCCATCAGTGGTGAACTGGATGTCGCCCGTCCCGCCCGAGGTCTGCGGGTCGACTTTCCCGCCCACGCCGCGCCAATCGATCACGCCATTGCCTCGCAGCACCGCGATCTCGTCAGGCGTCGTTGCGTTCCACTCCATGACCACGTACCCGTCCGACACCTGGTATTCGATCATGTCGACGGTCGAGTAGGTGGCGGCGGTGCCATTGCCGTTGGTCTTGGCGCTGATGTCGACCTTGGCGACGGCCGATTCACCCGTGCCATCGCTCTCGTTGGTGAAATGCTCAACCTGCCGGTACTGCCCGTTGAAGACGGTGGTGGTGTTGACCGTGTCAACCATGTGTTGCTCCTCGATAGAGAGGCGGGGGCCGCAGCCCCCGCGAGTATTCATCAGGCGTCGGTCGATGCCGTGATGTTGCTCTCCATGCTCGATTCGCCATCAAGATTGACGATGCGGATCGGGTTGAAGAATTGCATGTCCGCACCAACGAACGCCTCCGTGATGTTTGCTGCATTGTCAGCGAGGCGCGCGTTGATGTTCGGCCCGACGTTGCCGGTCGTCGTCGCAACGCCGGTGAAAATCACGTCCGCAGAGTTGCGGGTGCGCGCGAAGCACTGCGTGTCTCCGTAGACCGAGAGATTCACCGCAGCCGTCGTGACATTCTCGATACAGGCCACGGCAAAGTCACCGTCGATCCAGAAGTTTCGGATCGTGATGTTGTCGCCGCCAACAATGGTGATCGCCGTGTCAGCACCAGCCGAGGCCGACCCGCGATGGACCCAGCCGTCTAACAGCATGCGGTCGGCATTGGCGTCCGTCACAATGAAGTCCGTGGCCTGCCCCGTCACGTCACGGGTCTCGCAACCGATCATCGCGAAGTCCGCGGCGTTCACATCGATCGGGCCCGTGAGGGCGTCGATGCCGCCCGTGAACAAGAAGTTCACCATCGTGATGTTTGCCGCGTCGACATCCATGTCGGCGCCGACCACCGTCGTGAAGTTGATGGTCGGGCGGTCGGACCCATTGCCGAGGCCGATGAGCGTGACGCCGGCAACGTCGAGCGCAAGGCCGGCCGCCGCCGTTACCGTCTCGGTATGGCCTGGCTTGACCATGATGATGTCGCCGTTGTTGGGCGTGACGAAGCCGCCGCCGGCCGCCGTGGCGTCCTGCATGGCTTTGTCGATGGTTGCGAGGGGGCGGCGCTCGGTCCCTTTGTTGCCATCCGAGCCGGCACCCGAATCGACCCAGAAGACGTTGCCACCGTACGTGCTGAGGACAGGCATGTTGCGAATGGCGACGCCATTCGAAAACCCAGTGGGATAGACAGATTTGTCAGGCATTGATTGCTTCCTATGGACTGATTTTCAGCCGTCGAGGGGGAATCCCATAGATCGGCGGTAGTAGGCTCAGAACCGGGCGCCGTATGCAAGGTCGCTTATGGCGCGAGATCGATCAACTCTGCGCCCCGGTCCTCAAGTGGTCGTGCCTTACGCTCCGGGCGACCCGTACAGTCCCCGCCAATCGGAGACACTGAACGAATAACGCTCGTAGCTCTTCGCCTTGGCATTCGACGTGTCGAAGTCGTTGTCCATGGCGAAAGAGACGGCCTCACGCTCGTAGCACATCATGCCGCGAGGCGCGTTGGTCCGCATGAACCACGCGTCCTGGTCGGTGAGGTAGTGGTTGACCTTGATCCCACCGGGGAGCGCGTTGGTGGCCTGCAGCACGTTGATGGCGTTGTTCGCCGTGTCGTTCTGCAGGACCGATTTCAGAATCCGGTTCGCTTCGAACCAGAGCTGCCGAGGCACGATGAGCGCCTTCGGCATGAGGCTGATCTTCAGGCCGCGGGAGTTGGTCGCCCCCATGATCTGGATGATCAGGTCTTCGATCGCGGCCTCGGAGAGGTCGGCCGCGGTTGCCGGCTCATTGGACTGGTCACCCGAGAGAGACGGGTGATCGGTGGCCAGGATCTCCTTGCCGTCGCCGAAGGTGTAGCTCGAATTGAACGCCCGGTTGTAGACGTTCGCTCCGACGTTCTCCTTCGTCTGGCGCATGGAGAAGGCCAGGGCCTGCGAGCGCCGCTTGCTGACGACCTCGTACAGCCCGTCCTTGAGCTCCTCGTAGGTGCAGATGTAGCCGAGCGCGTAGGCGACATGCGTTGCCCGCGTGATCGTGCCCTGCGTCTCTGAATCGTACGACACCGAGCGGCCTTCGGGCTTCACCGGGGCCAGGCCGAAGCCTGTGACCTCGACGTCCTCCTCGTACGCCTGGCTGGAGGTGTCCTTGTCGAACAGGTCGGGGAACTCCTCCGTGTGCTCGTCGTACGAACGACCCCACCATTCCTTGATGCCAGGCCAGAGACTTTTCGGGTGATTGCCGGTTGTGATTACAGCCATCTATCAGCCCTCCTCAAAGGCCCAGAGTACCCACGGTGCCTTGAGTCTCGGTGTGCTTGTTTATGAGCACCTCGACCTTGGCGTGGGTAAGCGTGGTGTCGTTGTCCTCGCGATTACAGGCGCGCAGGATCAACAGTTGATTGGAAGCGTCCGCCGCGGGGGCGTCGGACGTGGTGTCGAGCTCGAGACCAGACAAGCCTGTCGTGGACGAACCCGAATGCGTGGCGATCAGCACGGCATTGAGCCCGATGCTCGCTGCCGGAATGGCCCCGTCTGCCTGTATCTCGAAAACAACATCGGGGTCATCACATACATATGCCACACGCTCGGTAGAGGCGGGGTTGTGGACGTTGGAGAGGGTCGCCGGCATCGCCGCGAAGGATACGATGACGCCCGTGATCCGGTTGCCATCGCCGACCGTCGCCGCATTGATTTCCGGCATCGTGCCTATCGGGAAACTACCCCCCCCCGGAACCTTAACCTCGGCGGTGTTCGACGTGCCGGTCTTGATGACCGCGTCACCGATGAACAGCGCCGTGCCGTAGCTCGACGGGATGTAGTAGGGATTGACCGCTCCGTTGTAGGGTGCGCCATTCCGATGTCGGATGGGACGCAGCCCAAATGGATTATCAGAGTTTGCCATGTGTCACAGTCCTTTGGTGGCAAGTTGATGGACGGAGCGGCCGCCAGAGCCTGGTCAGTCCCGGCTCATAGAGATCCCGGCGTTGTAGAACGCGCCCTGATCCTGTGCTTCCGCTCCTTGAGGGGTGCCGCGCTTGATCACCGCGTCGATCTCATCGACGGGCACCTGTTTCGCGGCCTGGTCTTCCTTGTAGTACTCCGCTGGGGTGGCCATGAGGATGCCCATGAGCGGCCGTCCGTCATCGCCCACGCCGACGCGATCCACGCGCGCGCTCTCCTTGCTGCCGGTCGTCTCGCTGTCGTCGTTGACGAAGACATAGCCGGCCTCGAGCGCCGCGGCTATCCGGCCGGGCGTGTCGTTGAAGTGCCGGCCCACCATGCCCTTCGGCACCTTGCCGTTGAGCTTCGCGGTGGCGACACCGAGCGGGACGCGCTTCTTGCGCCCCGTCTCCTCGCGAGTTTCGTCTCGGGGCTCACGGGCGCTGCGATCCGGTGCCGGCGCTTCTTCGCCGGCCTTCAACCACAGGCCCGTTTCGGGATCTCTGGCTCTCGCCATGGGTTTCTCTCCTCTCAGCCGTTGAAGTAGATGTCAGCGTACTTTTCTCGGCCTTGGGGCGTGTCCTCGTACAGGCCCTGCTTGGTGAAGGTCGCGCAGGCTTCCTTCGCCTCGGGCGGAAGCTTGCTATACTGACCCTTCGATTTCCCGCCGCCGCCCGTGGTGGCTCCACCGCCATTCTCGACGGTGGCCGCCCGCTGGCGCCGCGGGTTGCTGAACTTCTCCGGGTGGGCCAATCTCACCTCCTCAGTCACGGCGTCGTAAAAGGCGCGCCCGTCAGCGGGCGACAGGCCGGTCTTCCGGCCGACGATCGGCGCCGCCTGGTTGGCGAACATCGTCATCGTGACGTCCGCGTTGTACCAGTCATTGTCGGCGAGCCAGTTCGTGAAGCCGGGGTCGTCATCCGGGCTCCCGGCCGGTGCCGCGGGGGCCGCCTCGGCGACCTCCTTCTGCAGACCGACCATCTGGGTCTGGACCTGGTCGAACGCCTCGACGTCGCCGGCCTCGACAGCCTCGCGCCGCTGCTCCGAGAGCTCTTGGAACGCCCGCTGGAACGAGCGTTTCTCGACCTTCTGCATGTGGTCGCTGAAGCCGGCCACGGTGTCTTTCAGCGCGCTGATCTCTTGGGCGAGCTTCCGGTTCTCGGCCTGCAGGATCCCGTCGCCGCGGCCCTTGAGGCGCTCGTTGCGTTCCATGAATTCCGAGGCGGGCATCCACCGCGAGGTGTCGCCAGACCACTCCTCCTGGGGCCGCCAGCCCAGTTCGCGGGCTTCGATCTCGGCCTGGGCCTCGGCGGCGTCGCCGTCGACCTCGGATTCAAGCGTGGGCGCGTCCTCGGCCTGGCGCTTTTCCTCGACGAAGTCCTCGTCGGTCGCCATTGAAGTGTCGTTCATGGCTTTGCCTCCTTCTTCGTCATCTTCTTGGGTGCGAACAGGCCTCGCAGCTGGTCCGCCGTCATGGTTTTGTCGGTGTCGATCCGCAGGATCGGCTTGCCAGCCTTCAGCAGCTGGAACCGCTTGGCGCGGCCGGCAACGGCCATCAGGGGGCGGACCTCGATCGTTGGGGTCACTTCAGCACCGCGAGGATGTCCTTGTCCTGAATGAGCCGGTCCCGGTCCTCGGGGTTGGCCTCGCGGAATTGGCCGGCGTATTTGTTGATCATCACTTTGTCGCCGACCTGCGGAACGGGATCCGCCCAGTCAGAGAAGGCATTGCCGCCGACCGCCAGGAGGACCGCCTCGGTCGCCGCCATCTGATCCATGGCGGCCCGCATCTGCGGCTTGATGATGCCGCCCGCGGTCACCTCCTCGACCGGGTCGAGCCGCACCACGCACCGATACTCGACCGGGATCATGCCGGAATCGTTGACCACCGGCAGTGACATCTTGGCCGCCACGGCGGGGCTGAACTCAACCGCTGGTATCTTCATCCATCGTCCCCTCTTTCTTCTCAGGTGGGTTGAAATGCTCGTCGAGCTTCTCGTAGGGGAGGTTCACGACGTCCTCGTAGGCCGCAGTCTCCCAGCGCGCTTGGTCGGTCCAGCTTTCACCGTTGAACCACTCCTCGCGCGTCTCGAGCGCGAGGTCGCGCAGATACTTGAGAACCGCCCGGGTGACCCCGTGGGCCAGCCAGGCTTCGTGCTCTTCTTTACTCGGCAGAATGATCTTCGCCATCGTCAGCCTCTCGTCTCAGTCGTCCAGCGCCGCGAGGATGACCATCATCAGCGCGGCCTCGTCTTCGGGGCCCAGCTCCACGCCTTCGAGCTCCTGGGGCGTGTGGGGCCATCCCCCGCCGCTAGGCGCTGGAGATGGATTATTTAGGTAGACGGCGCCGGGCGGGTCTTGGCCGCCTGGCGCTTGATATCCGCGTCCTCGGCGCCCTGCTTCTCCTCGATGTCGATCTCGCGCTCTCTCAGGTCGAGCTCGCGGTTCTTCGCTGCATTGGCGGCGAGGTTCTTCTCGCGCTCCACGTCGAGGGCGATGAACTTAACCTGGGTGGCCCGGTCGTCGGCCGCATCCTTGGCGGCGCGATCCAGAGCAGCCACGTCCACCTTCACGTCGAGCTTGGAGCCTTCGATGGCCGCCTGCAGCTGGGCCTTCGCTTCCTCGAGCCCGCGCCCCTGCTCGTCGAGCCGCGACATAGCGCTCTGGACCGCGGCGGCCGATTCGCTCCCCGATCGCCCGAGCTGCTCGATCTTGGCGAGGTTCAGCTGGGCCTCGGTCTGGAGCACCATGACCTCGGCCTGGGTCTTCGTCGCCTTGTCGTCGGCCTCGCCGGCCTGGATCTCGAGGCCCTTCTTCTTGATCTCGATCTCGTCCGCCTTCTGCGCGATCTCGGGATCGACACCCACCTCGTCGACGAGCACCTGGTCGTAGTCGGGAACGCCCGCCGCCTCGAGGACGCGCTTCAGGACTTCCTCGCCGTTGATGTTCGGGTCGCCGCGCAGCGACATGAGGAACTCGGCCAGCGCCATCCGCTGGGCATCCGACACCATGTTCGGGTCCGCAGCTGGCGCCACATCGAGGTCTTGCGTGTTGTAGTCTTCCGGCCCGACCGCTTCCTCAGTATCGAGCAAGGTGAAGTAAGTATCCTGCTCGAGGTAGAGACTGTTGAGCCGATAGATCTTCTTGAACTCGGACTTGAGCGACCGGAACACGCGCTTGTAGATCGCGCTGAAGACTTTCATCCCCTGCTCGATGCGCGCCATGGTCCGCGTGGCCGCCTCGTTGGTCGGACCCTCGCCGCCCGTCATCACGTCCTTCACGCTCGAGATATCGCGCGCAGCCTCGATCAGCAGGCCCAGGAGCTGGAAGAGCGTGGCGCTCGGGCCCCGGAAGTCGAGCGGGTAGACGTTGTCGCGGATGGTGCCGGTCACCAGCCGCACGCGCTTGAACTCGCCGGGCTCGAAACGCACCTCGCCGCCGCGGATCTTGAGGCCGTAGCCGATGAAGCCGCCGCCCGTGTTCTGGAGGTGGCCGGCGTCGAGCATCTGGTTGATGACCGTGTTGATGGCATCGTTCAGCGGCTTGAGCAGCCCGCCGAACCCCAGCCCGTAGAAGCCGCCATCCGGGGCCGGCAGGAAGATGTAGCGCGTGAAGTACTGGATCGCCTCGATCTTCGCGACCTGGTTCTTGTCGTTGAGGTAGATCCCCTCCTCTTCGAAGCGCGCCACGATGCGGACCACCTTGTGCGTGTCCTTGTGGACCGTGACGATGTAGGGCTCCGGGTAGCCGTCGCCGTCGAGGTCACAGAGCCGGTGCTGCTCGAGGAAGTCGTGCGGCTGGTCTTCGTCATTGGCCTCGCCGCCGTGGGGCAGGCCGAGGTCGACGTCGAGGAACTTGCCCGTCCGCTTGCGCTCCTCGATCTCGTGAGGATAGAGGGGCACGATCTGGGTGCAGCGCGGAACTGTCAGCAACGACTTGGCGTGGTAGTTGACGACGAAGTTGGCCGCCAGCACGAGCTCGGAACGGTTCCGGGCCATCGAGGGGTCGTAGAACGTCTTGCGGAACGCGCAGCCCATGATGGGCAGGGTCGAGAGCAGGAGGTCGGTGTCCTCCTCCCATTCCTCCATCTCGTCGAGCAGCTGCCAGGACATGTGCCGGCTGACGCGGTCGGCGCGCTTGCGCTTGGCGCCCGGCTCCACTTCCCACTCGGGTTCCGGCGGTGCCTGCGGCGCGCCCTCGGGGCCCGGCGGCGGCATCGGGCCGGCGGCACCAGGGGGCATGGCCATGCCGGCGGTACCAGGGGGCATGGCCATGTCGGTCGGCATGCTCCCAGGACCGGGACCGACCGGCGGCGGGCCGCCCCAGGCTCCCGGCTGGGGCAATAGCCCTGGCTGAGGCTGCTGCATGGGGGCCTGCATCTGCTGCTGCTTCGGCACGCCCTTGTCGTTGCCGCGGACCTGGCCCTTGACCACGTTCCTCCCGTTGACGATCGCCGGATAGGCGCGCGCGGCGAACTGGATCGAGGCCGTCGTGATCAGCGGGTACTGGATGTTGGCGGCGTTCGGCCACGGGTAGTTCTTCTTCTCCGTGACCTGGAGGGCCAGCTTGGAGGCTTCCTCCATCTTGTCCCACCACTCCGAGCGGGAGTTGACGTCGACGTCGAACTCGCGGACCACGCGCGCGCCGATCTCCCCTAGTTCGAACTCGTCGAGCTCCTCGGCGATGTTGGGGTGGCCGATGTAGCCCTTGAGGGTTTCGATGCTGGCGCGCTCCTCGCGGCGCGTCTCGTCGCTGGCTGACGCCCTGTCGTCGTAGAACTGATCGTCGTAGGGCTCAGAGCCAGCAATAGCCATCAGCTACCCTTCGGTGTTGGGATCGGATTGCCGCGCCCGCCAGTGGGCAGGCCGGTATCAGGGTCGAGCTCCTCGAGCGCGAAGATCCGCTCGTCATCGCCGTGGGCCCACACGAGCACGAGGCGCCGCCAGCCGGCGAGGTCGCGCGCTTCGATCGTGAGGGTGGGTTTGGCCATCAGGTAACTCTCTCGGGCCACGCCCACTTGCCGGGTCCGTCGCCTTCGTAGGCGGCCATGACCCAGAGCGAATCGTTGCCATCGAGGAATGCCTGCCCGTTGACAACGTGCGAGGTCACGGTGCCGGTGATAACCATGGCCACCACATCGCCGGGAGCCGCAACATTGCCCACATGGGCCTGGAAGCCTGGGCGGGTGGCGCGCATCGTTTCGCGGTTCTGGTCCGCGTCCGCGCGCCGCTTATTCGTCGCGAGGGCCTCTTCCTCGGTCAGTCGGTAGTGAACCGTTCGTCCGATCGATGGTTTCATCGTCTCATCTCCTCTTCTCAATATCCGCCGGCCCCAGTGGGCCGCCGTCGCGTCGTCTCTTCCGGCATGATCTCCTCGGCCTCGCTCGGCAGGAGGTGGAAGCGGTGGCGGACCTGGCCGGCGCTCATCCCCTCCTCGTACGCCTTCCGGGCGCGGCCTCGAGGGCTAGTATCCGCCAGCTGAACTTCGTCCTTGCTGGTCGCGTCCGTCGCCGCCCTCTCCTCCATCGTAATCCTCCGGGTGGCCGTACATTGCGCCCGTGCGCCAGGCGTCGGCGCCGTGGCTCGCCCAGTCATGCCGAGGCGTGGACTTCCAGGCCCCGCGGCCATCGTCCCACTCGCGGCGGTAGGACCGCAGCGCCCGCAGGCCCTCGGCGCAGCGCTGCTCGTCGAAGCGCGCTCGAGCGAGGAGCGTCCGCGACTGTTGGATGCCCGGCGCGAGGGTCATGCCGCGGCTCACGACCTCGACCTCGTAGCCGAGCCCGGCCATCACCTGGTGGCGATGCCGCCCCGTCTCGTCGAGGATGCGGACGTTGCCGTCGTGCGGCCAGAGGTGGCCGCCGTAGACGTAGCCGCGGTCGCGCTGCTTCTCCTGCAGGATCCCGGCGTAGTGCCCCAGGCCCTCGCCAGAGTTCTGGTAGTAGTCGATCGCGTGGACCCACGGCCCATCCCACTGAATGAACCAGATCGTCATCAGGTCGTTCATGCCGAGATCCCACCACGTCCACACGGGGAGGTCGGGGATCAACGGCACGGCCCCGATGCGCCGGTCGTCATCGATCTTGGCGAACTGAGCCGCGTAGTAGGCACCCTCGACAGAGGTCTCGAACGCTTCCTTCGACGTAGACGGGTACTCGCGCTTCATGTCCTCTTCCTGCACCTCGGCCCTCTTCACGTACCAAGCCTGCTGGGCGGCGCTGAGCTCGATGCCGTGTTCCCGCCGCAGGCGCTCGAAATACTCGACCGACGCCTCGGGGATGACCACGCCGGACGGGTCCATCGCGTAGCCGGGCTCCTCCCACCACGGGAAGAAGAAAAACTTGAAGTCGAGCGGCGTGAGCTTGGAGCCGCGGCGCTGCTTCGACTTGGCCGTCTGGCACATCTCGTAGAAGTCGCCCTCCTGGCCCTCGGCCGTGGACTCTACGAAGATGAGCTGGCCGGCCTGCAGGGTGTTGAAGGCGCCGGTCCTGACCTCGCGGGCCTTCTCCGGGTACTTGGCGCAGATCTTGCCGTACTCGGAGACGTGGAGGTAGTTGAGCGTCCCCGATCGCAGCGAGGTGCCGACGCGGATGCTCGAGTTGTTGGAGAACGTCAGCTCCCGCGCCGAATCGAGCGTGGCCGGCCGCTGGGTCCGCAACGACCTCGGGAGGTTGTCATAAGCGAACTTGATCTTGTCGCGGAAGATCGTCTCGGCGTCATCACGGTTGTGGGCAATGACGCCAGCGCGGATGTTCGACGTGAACAAGCATGCGTCGAGCATCAAGAGCTGGATACAGGTGGTCATCCCGAGCTGGCGCGCCTTCAGGATGACGTTGAGATACCAGAGCTCCTCGAGCAGCCGCAGCTGCGCCCAGTTGGGCCGGAAGAGGATCTCCTGCCCCTCCTTGTCGATGATCCGGTAGAGGTTGCTCAGCCGCCAGCGCGCGTCGGCTAGATCACTCGCCCTCGGGGACGATCCGCGAGCCATCGATGCTCTTAAGCAAGGCGGCGAGGCTGCCGTCTACGCCGTGTTCAAGCCGATCGGTTTCCTTCCACCCCATCTGGGTCTTGGCCCAGAATATCGCCGCTGTTGTGTCGCCGCCGATGGCCTTGTTGAAGAGCGTCCCACCGATCTTGGCGTTGGCCTTGATCTTGGCGGTGTCGAGCTCGCGGCGGAAATGCTTACGGAGCGTCTTCTTATCAATGCCGTCACGCACCACCAAGCTGACGGACTCCTGCGGGATACCCACAGCCGTCATCTGCTCTACCAGCTTGCGCTCGTCGTCAGTCGGCTTGAAGCTGGGCTTGGTCACCCGCTTCGGCTTCGGGGGCGCCTGCTTTGTCGCCGGGGAATTTCTCACCGCTCTCCTCATGTGTTGCTCGCTCTCCGGTGAAGCTCTGCCACCGCTTCACGATGACATCCACGTAGGCTGGGCTGATCTCGATGCCGTAGCAGACCCGGCCCGTCGTCTCGGCTGCGATCATGGTGGTGCCTGAGCCGAGGAAGGGGTCGAACACTAAACCACCCAGGGATGAACACGCCATCATGCAACGGCGCGGGATTTCAGCAGGAAACGCTACGGCGTGGTTTTTGTTCGTCGTCGGCGAAATATCCCACACGCTTGACCACGTTTTGATTTCCGTCTCATTGTTAAACGTAAAATCTGAACCCTTGTAGAGCCAATAAACCCGCTCATCACAAGGCATGAACATCCGTGCATTCTGTGTCACTGACCCAGGACGCCGCCATATGATTTCTTGTCTTAGGTTAAACGGCCCGGGCAACCACTCAAGAGGAGACACAACCCGTTTGGTGCGGTATCGGTTCTTGTGGTTGTAAAAAAATGACCCTCCCTCTTTCAGGACATCGAACCACACTAAAAGGCATTGCTGCTGCCAATTCTGATAATCCGACTCTGGCATATCATCGCTGTACGCAAGCCGCTGCACCTTAGATACCCAATCTGCCTCCTTGTGCATGCCACTCGGATGGAATTTATTGATTTTCTGATTATACGGCGGGCTCGTAATAATCATAGCGGGGACATCCCCAGCTAGCGCCCTCTCCACATCGTCCATCTTCGTCGCGTCCCCGCACAGCACCCGATGCGGCCCACATAGCCACACGTCGCCAGGTTGGCTCACCGGGGCATCGGGTGCCTCGGGGGCATCATCCTCGGCTGTGGCCCCCTCGCCAGGGCCGACAAGGCTGTCGATCTCGTTCATGTCGAAGCCGGTGAGCGACAGATCGAAGCCATCGAGGCCCTCGAATTCCAGGCCCAGCAGGTCCAAATCCCACTGCGCTTCCTGGTTGGTGCGGTTGTCCGCCAGGCGATACGCCTTGGCCTGGGCCGGCGTCAACCCCGCCGCCACCTTGACGGGCACCTTGGCCAGCCCGAGCTTTTGGGCGGCCAGCAGCCTCGTGTGGCCGACTAGGATGACGTCCTTCTCATCAACGACCATGGGCTGCTGGAAGCCGAACTCTGCGATCGAGGCCGCCACCTTGTCGACCGCCTTGGCCGGGATCTTCCTCGGGTTGCCTGGATAGGGTACAGGCCGCTCTACCGGCCAATCTTGAACCTGCACGAGCTTCTACTCGTCGCCCATCATCGTCTCTCCTCAAACGAAAAGCCCCCGCCGATGACGGGGGCCGGTCGCACTGATCTCACAATGCTATTTCTGCCATTACACCCTTCGCGGCGCTTTGTCAATAGTCAGTCGAAGTGCCGGTTACCGCCATCACGACCGGCAGGGCGACGAGGCCCTGGAGCAGGCGCCTACGGGTCAGGGTCATTGCGTGCCACGGCGGCGGCGTGAGCCCCCTCGGCATGCCGCAGCGGCAGATGTTGCGGAGCGGATCGAACTCGTAAAAGCCCCCGCCGGTGTGCCTCCTTCCGCTCAAGTAGCAGCCGCATGGCGAGCGCCACCGGCCCCGTGACGGGCCGCCCGCCGCTCTCCCACCACCGCACGGTGCGCCCCGACGAGACGCCGAGGATGCGCGCGAGGGCCTCCTTCGACAGGCCGAGCTTCTCGCGGGCCGCGGTGAATTCGGCGGGGGTCATGCTGAGGAGCCACCGCCGAGGCGATGGTTCCCGCTGGGGTCAGGACTTCTCGATGGGCGGAAGGGCGAGGGCGGCAGCGAGCGCATCGCGCAGGGTGTAGGGCTTCTCAGGATTGGTGAAATCGCACTCGCCCGCATCGTCCCAGAGCATACGCCCGCCGCCCCACTCGACGGCATCAGGATCGCCATCGATGTACGCGCCGTCCTCGTAGTCCGTGACCAGCATCTGGTCGTTGCCGTCCTCATCGAGATACTTGATGAAGGCCATGCAGCCGCCGCCCGTGGTGACGGGCGCGAAGCCAAATTCCTTGGCGGTGGTGGTGTTCTGCTCAGTGAAATCGGTGGTCATCTCGCTCTCCCGTGTTGGTGTCCTCTATATATAGGCACGGTGTGCCGGAAGTGCAATAGCTTTATCGCTAATGTTCCGAACATTATCCGGAATGTTCCGAACATTAGTACCCGAACCGCCCCGCCAGCACGTTCAGCCCTCGGATCACATCCGCCCGCCCCCGGCCCGATCCGCCGAGCCACGCCGGCATCTCCTCGTACACCGCCGCCGCCTCGACCGCCGCCTTCACGCCGTAGCCGGCGATGGCCAGGCCGCTGCGGGCCCAGTTGTAGTGGGCCGTCATGTCCTCGAGGGTGTCCTCGCCCCAGCTCGCCGGCAGGGGGCCGCCGTCCAGGGACAGCACGGGCTGGTGGGGCTTGCGGACGGTGACGGCGAAGAGGAAGGCGTACCGGCGGCCGGCATCGTACTGGCGCCGGTTGATGATGCCCCGGGCGAACAGAACGCCCAGAGGGTGGCTGGCCAGGGCCGGGTCGGCGGCGCCGACCAGACGCGCCCGCACCATCTGGAGCTCGGGGGTGCCGCTGTCCTTCGCCGCCCTCGAGCAGCGTCCAGACGGCTCACGGGGGCAGGCCTTGCGCTTGCGGCCCGACTTCAACCGATCTCCTCCTCTTTTATAGCGGGGAATTTCTCGCCGCGGCCGATCAGCGGCTTGCCTCCATCATCTGGCGGCCGATCTGCTCGACTACCTGGGGCACTACGGCATTGCCCAACGCCTTGAGCCGAGCCACGCGGTTGGGGACGCCCTTGGCGAGGAGGGGCATGGCCTGG